GTAGATACAGCTGATACCGGTGATGATTATTTGTGTGGTGTAGTATATGGATTATTAGATAAAGAACCATATATATTAGATGTTTTATTTACTGATGATGGAATGGAAATAACCGAGGAGGAGTGTGCTGATATGTTATATAGAAACAATGTAAATCTAGCATATATAGAATCTAATAATGGTGGTCGAGGTTTTGCTAGAAATGTAAAAAGAATATTAAAAGAAAAATATAGATCCAATAAATGTGTTATTAAACCATTTACTCAAACAGCAAATAAACAAGCTAGAATATTATCTAGTTCTCACTGGGTTATGGAACATATCTATTTTCCATTTAATTGGGCTAATAGATGGAAAGAATTTTATAAACATATTACTAGATACCAAAAGAAAGGTAAAAATGCTCACGATGATGGAGCTGATGTATTAGCTGGTATTTATGATAAGACAGTTGGTGAAAGAGGTTCATCGTTTGGAAATACGAAAGTAGCGTAAAAAGGAAGAGAGGTAATAATTATGTTGCAATATAATAAAGAATATATAACTAAAGCTGAAAATATAGCTACAATATTAGAATCAGCTAAGCCTGAGTGGAATAAAAGAAAAAAGTTATATAGAATGAAAGTAAGAAAAAATAGTCCATCAGGTTTGGTAGCTGAAAATGATAAAGAAACTAAAGTGGCGTTTGAATTTGCTATATCAAATATGATAAATGGATATGCCGGAGGTAAAGCTCCTATATATCAAGTAGAAGAAATGCCAACAAAAGAAAAACAAGCTATTCTAACTAAATTATTTAATAAATTATTCAATGCCAAAGACAATGATAGAAAAGAATATCAAACATTTATTGATTATATAAGGAATTACAATGATGATTCCTTTTTTTATTATAATTTAATACAAAGTTATAATGATTTGTCGGCTGGTTATGGTATTTGGTATGAAAATGAAGATAATGAAATAGTATATGCAAATGTTGACGCAAGACAAACAATAGCTATTTATGATTATTCTACACCAGTTAAAAAAATAGGTTTATTAAGAACTTGGGAAGAAACTGATGAAAAAGGTGAAAAGTTTGATATGGTTGTAGTCACTACCGAAGATTGTAAATACTATTTTAAAAATAGTAAATTAAAAGGTGATGACTTTAGAGAAGATGAAGAAGCAAGAGAAACGATCAACTGGGGTTGTGTTCCTTGTATAGCAATAGAAAATCCTGATGGATTAGCTTGTTTTGAATTAGCAAAACCTAGTATTGCTAAATATGAAAGAGTTATGAAGAACTCAGGTAATACTTTCCAATACAATGATGACGCAAAACTAATGGTGACTGGTTATGAACCTAGAGAAGATACTTTAATTGAAAAAAGAGATGATAACGGAGAAATAGAACACGATGAAGAGGGTAATATTATATGGATACCTAATGAAAAGAGAAAAAAGGAAGATGAAGTAGTATTACAAGCTCCTGTATTCTATGCCGGTGAGGGTGGAAGTATTGAATGGGTAGAAAAAAATATCAATGATGGTGCTTTAGAAAACTATAAGAAAACACTTATAGATTTAATATTTATGGTTAGTTGTTGTCCTAATGTTAATGATTTAGGGTTTACTAATGCCGATAATAGCTCAGCACTAGAAAAGAAATTCTTTCCACTAGAACAATCTATCACTTACTTAGATAAATCAGTTAGAAAAGAATTACTAGCTATGTGGGAAGCCTTTACTACTAGAATTAATCTAAAAAAAGGTACAAAATATGACTTTAGAAACTTAAAAATAAAGCTTCAAAGAAATATGCCTACTGATAAGAAAGCCGAAACTGATAGAGCTTTATCATTAAGAGGATTAGTATGTGATGAAACTGTCATCAACTTATTACCTGATGAGTTAGACGCTTCAAGTGAAATAGAAAAAATGAAAACACAAAGTGAAGAAAATCTTGAAGCAAATATGAAAAAGATTGAATCTTTCGGTAAAGATGGAGCTGACGCTCAAGCAGAAGAAAACAATAATCAAGACGCAAAAGAAACAAAAAATGCGTCTAATACTAATCAAGACGCAAGTGTGCAAAATAGCCAAGAAAAGTAGGTGATATATAATGGATAATAAAACTATCCTGAATAACCGATGGAATTACACTGATTTAAAATTAAAAGATTATCTTAGAATTTATAAAAAGACTAATTTAAAAACTCAAGATAATATACAAGATATATTTAATGGTATTGATTTTAATTATATGGATCTAAATAAGCCTATTTCTAATAACCAAAGGAAAAAATTATCTAGGGTTGTTGATGAATGGAAACAACTTGAATTATTAAAAGGATATTTTGAATATAAAGTTATAGAAATTCTAAATAAGAGATATATTACTAATCAAGAAATGTTAAGTATATTATTGTGGGGTGCTTTTGTAAAAGAAAGAAGTCAGTTAGACGAATATGAGGAAGTCTTATTTACTGAAATAGGACAAGATTTATATAAACAAGGTATTGATGAAATAAAACCTACTAAAAAGAAAAAATGGAGTTTAACTTGGGAATATATATGGTCTATGTTATGTTTACCTAATGTAAAAGGTAGTAGTTGGATAACATATATTGAAGCTTTAGCACTAACTAACGCTCAAGAAATAGAAAGACAAACTATTATCCAATTACAGCAAAATAAAAAGCCTAATATAGAAGATGATGTGTTTAAAAACATCTTAAAAAAGCAACAAAATAGATATATTTCTATAAATGATGATAAAATAAGCGGTGCTTTAGATAGTCAAGTTGTAGAAATAGCCAATAAATCATTATTAAAAGCTGGTGAAGATGTAGGACAAAAGAAATTAAGAGCTAGATTTATTGCTGAAATTGATGATAGAACAACTAAGATGTGTGATGGTATGAATGGTATGTTATTCTATGTTAATGATTGGAATAGATTTTATAGATATAGTGATGATGATAAAAGAGATGTTCTTTATACAATTAAAGGACTAGAAGTTGGGGCTAATTTGCCACCAATTAATAATCATTTTCATTATTGTAGAAGTACAATTACTTATCTTACTGAAATGAAGTATAATGAGCTTATAGCCGAGTATAATCAGTTAAAAAGGATAATACCTAGTGAAGTACCTGAAAGCCTTGAAGAATACGCTAAATTAAGGTATAATAATAGCAATTATTATGAAGAAATAAAACTCAAAGAGGAAATAGGAAAACATTATAAAAAAGACCTAGAAATAGGTGAAAAAAAGAAAACTTTATCATTTAATAGTTATTATGAAAAAATAAATGATACAAGAGAGTATTTAAGAAATGTTCAAGCCAAAGACTTTGGAACTATTGGTGAAATAAAACTACATACCATTGATAGAATGATAGATAGAAATATCACTAAGGAAGATATAAAAAATATATTAGAAGATCCAACTAATCACTGGTATAGTCCTATAAATAATAGTGAGGTTTTCTTCAAAGATAAAAAAATGGTTGCTATTGATATAGAAGAATTAAGTGTCAAGACAGCATATAAGGGAAGAGGTAAGAAAAATGAATAATCCTAGAAAGATTTTATCTATAAAAGATATAGAATTATTAGAATCAAAAAACATTGATATTCCTGATAAAGAATTGAATGATAGTGAATGGGATAATTTAATAGTTCAAATAGCAATCAATTTGAAACAGGAAGAAGCCGAAAGGTTAATAGATATACTAGATGACAGCACTAAATAAGGTGCTGTTTTTCTATACTACTTTTATAGGTAGTATATCAATAGTAAAGAAATACTTTATTGTTGATATAGTGCTTATAAAATAGCACTAAATAATGATTATTAAGAGGAATGATAGCTACATTCCTTTTTTTAATGCCTTTCTATTGTGGCTCAACAATGGAGTTTTGTGTAAATGTAATGAGCTGGGGACTTAAAAAAGTAAATGGCTTGGGACAAAGGAGGAATAAGAATGGACACAAATAATTCAAATGGTGTTGTTGATAACAATGTTCAACAAAACCAAAATGCAGGTGCTAATGTACCTAAAACTTTTGACGAAATGTTGAAAGAATCTAATTATCAAAGTGAATTTGATAGGAAAGTTCAAAAATCTTTAGAAACAGCTAAGGCTAAATGGGAAGCTGAACAAGAAGCTAAACAAAGTGAAGCCGAAAAATTAGCAAAGATGAAAGATGATGAGCGTAGAAATTATGAGCTAGAACAAGCTCGAAAAAAACAGGAAGAAGCTGAATTAAAATTAAGTGCTTATGAATTAAAAGAAGAAGCTATTAAGATGGCTAATATTCCTGAAACTCAGGTAGATGTTTCTTTATTGAATCTTATAGACTTTAGAAGCATTAAGGCTGAACAAGTAGAGCCTACTATTAAAAACATAAAGAAAGTATTTGATAGTGCTGTTGAAAATGAAGTGAATAAGAGATTAAAAGAAACTACTCCTAAGACAGTAAACGCTAATATTTCTTCAAATAGTGAAAGAGTATCAAGATTTAGCGTTTAGTTATTGCCAAAAAAGGAAGAGGAGAGTGATTTAATATGGCAAAACAAAATTCATTAAATATTCAAGACTATTTAAACGATGATGTTATGGATAGTCTAGCTGAAACACTTGACGGAGTTATTGAAAATATCCAATCAGGTTGTGTCAGTGAAGCTTTAAAAGCTAAAAATGGTAGTGGAGATCCTACTACAGGAAGTGTAGAGTATAAGAGATTTGCAAATGCAGTAATCCAAGAAAAAGGAACAGCAAGAGCAAACGGAAAGGGTAATAAAGTAAAAGCTAAACCAGTTGTTGTAAATATTGATGATGACAAAGAAATCATTGAAGAATTACAAGAAAAAGACCTTAAATTATATGGTGTTGATGGTATGGCTAAAAAGAGAAGTAAAAACGCTCAAGATGTCATCAAGACTTACTATGATAGAAAGTTCTTTAGAATTGGTCGTGACGCTGGTATCCAAGTTGAAAGAGTTAGTGGAGATACAACTAAGAAAATCGTTGATAGATTAATTAGTACAGCTAAAGTGACTAAAAATGATTTTGTTGATGGTGTAGATGAAGAGTTAATAGCTTTAGTAGTAAATACTAAATATAAAGGTGAATTAAAAGATTATTTAGATAGCCTACCTAACGGAACAACTCCATCAAATGGAGCTATTGGTATGTATCAATCAGTTATCACTTATGAATCTAATCGTATGCCAAGTGATGTTCCAGCTATGGTTATGTTAAAAGAAGCTATAGCATTGCCAAACTATACAAGTGAGTATGGGGCTGAAAAAGTACCATTCGATGACGCTATAGCACTTGAATTATTCGCATACTCAGGTGGAGAAGCTTTAGTACCTGAAATTATCTTATACGATTGTGATTATACTTATACAGAAGCTAAAATTACACAATTTGCTAGTGGTACAACTTATTACACTTATAATAAAGGTGAATATACAGCTGTTCCATCAAGTGCTACATTCGATAGTGAAGAAACATATTACACTAGAGCGTAGTTAAATAAAAAAATAAAGAGAAGAAAGGAATTAAATTATGAGAAAGTTTTTATGTAAAGAATCAGGAGCTGTTTTATTAGTTAATAGTAAGGAAGTTGCTAAGCAATTTGCAAGAAGTGACGCTTACGAAGAATTAAAAGAAGTAGAAGCTCCTAAAGAAAAAGCTATTAAGGATTATACTAAAAAAGAATTAGTAGCTTATCTTAAAACTCTTGATATTGAAGCTAGTGAAGATATGAAAAAAGATGATTTATTAGCTTTAATTCCTGAGGAATAAAATAATTAGAATTGGAGGGTAATAGAATGAAAGAAGAAGCTAAAAGTAAAATGCTAAAAAGGTTAAAAGATGACCTTAGCGTGAACTTTAAAACTGGGGACGATAGTATATTGTCGGATTTTATTGATGATTATATTTCTATTGCCTCCAACAATTCTAATCGTTCAAAAGACGATGAAAAATTATATCCGTATGTTTATAAGGCTGTTAAATCAGCATATCTTTTACGAGGAGATGAGGGTAGTTCTAGTTCTACTGAGGGAAGTTTATCTACATCTTATGAAGATATAGAAGAAAAACTAGCTCAAAAAGTTAGATCTATTAGGGTGATGAAATGAGGATAAAGAACTTATCCAAAATATACATTTACAAACCTGAAAAAAAACTGATAAAGGGTGATTATACTACTGATTGGTATTATAAAGGTGAAGAAATGTTAAATCCACAGCAAGACATAGACGAATTAAACCGCAATAGTGCTGGTGAAATAGACTATGAAATTGTTAAACTTCGTATTGATAGAAAAGTCAATATAGATAAAGGTGATGGAATATCTTTTAGTCCTTTAGAAGTAGATGATGATAAAAAGGTTAAAAATGATAAAAAACCTTATTATTTAGTTGAAAATAAGCCACAAATAGGTAAAACAACACTTTATACTTTAATTACTAATAACGGAGAATAGTTATGATTGATATAAGTTGGAATAAAGATAATCTTAAAAGTTTTGAAAAGAAGATGGAAACTATAATTAAAAAGCTTCCTGAAACAGCTAAATTAGGTGTTGAAGATTCTTTAAAAAATACTCAAGAAAAAGCTTTGAAAAATAAGCGTGGAAATAAAGATGAGAAACTTATTCCTATTGAAATATTGGATTTTGACAAAGGTAAAGTTGTTGGTAGAGTTTATACTAATAAAGATTTATTTTCTCACGCACCATTTTTGGAATATGGTACAGGAACTAAAGCTGAATTACCACACATAGGACAAACTAAGACCTTTATTCAAAGTGGATATAGATATTGGTTCTTGCCTGTAGAAAAGGTAGATAGACAATTTAGTCCTGAAAGAATAATAGTAATAGATGGGAAACAATTCTATTTAATGTTTGCTACTAAACCATATCCATTTATGCGTCCGGCTTCATTTTCCTCTCGTCAGGAAAATGCTGATTTAGTAAATGAGAGAATAGGAAAAATGTTGATGGAGGTATTAAAGTGAAAGAATTTAAAGTAAGTGAGTTTTACGATATGGTAATAACTATATTAGAAACTATTATGAAACAAGTAGTAGGAGAAAATCCTAATGGAGATAGTAAATTTCCTTGTATAGTAGTACAAGCTCCAATGAGATTAGACGAAGTAAACGGAGAGGAACTACCAATATTATCAAGATTCTCAATTACTTGTGAGGCTTGGACTAAAAAGAAAGTCACCAGTATTGAACTTGCTGATGAAATAGATAGTAAATTAAGAGGATATAATTTTACGAGAACAGGAACACCTATAAACCTTTATGACGAGAACACTAAATGTCATCGTTACGGTGGAAATTATGAGGTGTTTTATAATGCTCTCACAAATAGTTTAGAAAAAGTAAAATAGGTAAAGGAGGAATATATATGACACCTAAAACAGGTACTTTAACTAAAATTTATATAAGTGAAAAGGAATATCCAAGTGAATCTGATTTAACTTTAATTATGTATACTGAGGAAATTCCAGCAATAGAAGATCCAGCAGAAGCTGTGACATATCAAACTACTGATATGGACGGAGAGGAACAAAGTAAAGGTAGTAAAAAAGCAACTACTCCAGCTATCCCAGTTCTTTATAAGAGTGAACAACACGATGAATTAAAGACTAAAGCTGATAGCAATAAAAGTTATTATTTCTTCATTCGTTATCCTGAATCTACTTGTGCTAGTGGAGAAAGTCCTTTAGTTAAATCTTTCTCAGCTCAAATGGATTTAACTGGTGATACTATTACAGCTGGAGATATTATTAAAGATACTTTAACTTTATATAGAAATTCTAGTGTAAAAGAAAGTCACGGATTACCAGTAGCTCCAACTCAATCAGGTAGCTAATAGGTGATAAATAATGGCTAAATTTAAAAATAAGGAAACTGGTCGTGTTTGGGATATTACCAATGCGGAACATCTTAAACACTTCCGTTCTAATCCTAGATTTGAAGAAATAAAAGAAAAAACAAGTAGTAAGGAAACTAAAAAGGTAGAAAAAGCTACTAATAAAAAATAAAAATAAAGGAAAGAGGTTTTATTATGATTTTAAAAGTAAAAGATAAAGAATATTCATTTACAGCAACTATGAAAAAAATAGTTTCTATGAATAAAAAATTAAAGGTTAAAAATTTAAGGGACGCTTTTTTTAAGGCTCTAAACGATGTAGATTTTGAGTTCTTAGCTGACGCTCTTTTAAGCTTTGCTGATGACGAAACAAAGAAAGAATTAAATAACGATTCTAACAAAGTTTATGATATGATGGAAGCTTATGTTAATGAGAATGAAACTGATTATGAAGCTATATATAAATTACTAGCTGAGGAGATAAATGATAAAAGTTTTTTCGGCAAAAAGATGACGGAGGAAGAAATAAAGGCTCAAATGGACAATCCGCTAGCCAGCTTCGACATCAATCAAGTAATTACCAATACAGCGGAAAAAGTAATGGGAGAAGTAGTAGCGGAAGAGTTCAAAGGATACAAAGGCTAGATTATATAGATCTAATATATGATTTAGAACCTTTAGCTTATAGATTTGGAATGAAACCTCACGAGTTTTGGGATTCTATTTATAGAGAAGTAGCTTTGTATGTAGAATCTCGTTCTCTCCAATATGAGCAAGAAATTAAATCACGAATCTTGTTAGCTGAAAATTTGGGTAATAAAATGATAGGCTCAGGTATGACAGCTAAAAATCCTAAAAATGTAAATCTTATTAAAGAAATTTATCCGGATTTATTTAAAGAGGAATTAGCAAGACAAAATGTATTTGAAAGAAAAGCAAGTGAGGGAGAGGAATTAGTCAATTTAATGTTAGAATTGACGGAAGAGTTGAGGCAAGAAACGAAAGGAAAAGAATAATAAGGAATCACACAAAGGAATGGTGGTGATGACTTATTACAATAGAAGAATTAGAAATAATTATAAGGGCTAATATTACTGACGCTATGAGCGGTATTAAAAAAATAACCGATGAAGTTAAATCGGCTGTAGCTAAGAGTGTTGAGCCTATGAAAAATCTAACTACTCAAGCAAAAGATATGGCTAGTAAAAGTGCTTCTAGCGTATCACAAATGAAAGCTCAAATGAAAGGATATAGTAATTCTATTCAAGAAACAGCTAAGCAACAAGATTATTTAAGGACTAAAATTGAGGATTTAAAAGATTTATTAGCTAAAGCTGATATGGGTTTTGAAGTTGGAGATACAATGAAGATTGAAGCTGATATTGAAAGACTTGAAAATAGACTTAGAAAGTTGCAAAGTCAAGGTCAAAACACAGGTAAAGAAATTTCTAGTGCTTTTGATAAAATAAAAGCTAAAATAAAAAGTGCTGGAACACATATAGCTAGTTTAGGAAGTAAATTTAAAGCCACTTTATCAAGTAGCAAAGGCTTAGGTAAAAGTTTTACTTCAACATTTAATAATGGAATAAAATCCATAAAAAGATTTGCTATGGGATTACTAAGCGTTAGAACAGCGGTTAGTATGGTTAGTAAAGCTATGCAATCATATTTAAGTTATGATACACAATTAAGTAATTCTATTCAAAATTGTTGGAATGTTCTAGGAAGTCTATTAGCACCAATATTAGAGTTTGTTATTAGTTTATTTTCAAAAGCTGTAAGCTATGTAAATGCTTTTGTTGAAGCTCTTACAGGAATAAATCTTGTTGCAAGAGCTAATAAAAAAGCCTTGGATAGTCAAGCTAAATCAACTAAAAAATTAAGTGATACTCAATCTAGTTTAGATGAGTTCCATACTGTCAGCACCGATACTGGATCAGGTAATGACAACAAGCCTATAACTGTAGAGCCTGTAGATATGGATAAACTTGATTTTCTTTTTGATTGGATTGATAAAGCTAAAAAATTATTAGCTACTTTATTTGATCCAATAAAAGAAGCTTGGGATAACAAAGGTAAAGCTTTTATAGATAGTTTAAAAAATGCTTTTGAGGGTATAAAAAGTCTAGGAATAGCTGTGTTTAGTTCTATATTTGAAGTATGGACTAATGGTACAGGACAAAAAATAGTCGAAAATATCTTAGAAATGTGGACTAATGTATTCAATATTGTTGGAGCTTTATCTCAGGCTCTAGCTAATGCTTGGAATAACGCTGGAAATGGAACAGCAATAATTCAAGCTATAGCTGATATATTTATAGGCATACAAGATATTGTTAATAGTATAGCTAATTCTTTATTGAATTGGGTTATGAGTGATAATTTCCAAAGTGCTTTAAATGTAGTATTAGGTATTTTAGCTGATTTATTTGGATATGCTCAAGAAATTATGGCTTGGGTAGTGACAATGTATGAAACTTATTTAGCTCCAGTAGTTGATAAAGTTTTAGATTGTATATCAAGAATAATTATAGCTATTGGCTCAGTATGGGAGTTCTTGAAACCAATAATAGATACAATTATTGATGTAATTATGAATGTACTAGAACCTGTTATTGATGGTTTGTGTGGAATAATAGGTGGTATCATTGACGCACTAAGTGGCGTAATGGACTTTATTACAGGAGTATTTACTGGTGATTGGAGTAAAGCTTGGGAGGGTTTAAAAACTTTCTTAGGTGGAATAATAGACGCTGTAGCTTCTTTATTCACTGGTTTATTTAATACTATAGGAGCAATATTTAAAGGTGCTTGGGATATTATAGTGTCTATATGGTCAGTAGTAAGCACTTGGTTTAATAATGCTGTTATTAAGCCTTTAGCTAATCTATTTAATGGTATATGGAATACTATGAAGAATGGAGCTCAAAACGCTTGGAATGGTATTAAAAATATCTTCTCATCAGTGGCAACATTCTTTAAAAACATATTTGGTAATGCTTGGAATGGTGTAAAAAATATATTCTCTAGTGGTGGAAGAATCTTTAGCGGTATTAAAGATGGTATATTCAATGCGTTTAGGTCAGTAGTTAATACTTTAATAGCTGGTATAAACAAAGTTGTTTCTATACCATTTAATGCAATAAATGGAGCTTTAAAGACTGTCAGGGATATATCATTCTTAGGAATAGAACCATTTAAAGGATTGATAAAACTTGTAAATGTTCCACAAATACCTAGCCTAGAAACCGGAGGCGTACTAGATAAAGAAACTATAGTAAGGGTTGCTGAATATTCTAATGCAAGATCCAATCCAGAAATTGTATCTCCAAGAGATATGATGAAAGAAACTATGAAAGAAGCTCTTGAAGAATCTAATATGAATAATACTTCTCAAAAGATAGATGTAAATATTACTGGAAAATTAACCGCTGATGGTGATGATTTAGTATATGTTTATGATAAAAATAAGAAAGACAAAGGTTATGATGGTGGAAAAAATCCATCATTTGCTTATTAAGGAGGGATAACTAATGATAAAAAAAGGTAAAAATCCATTGTTTTTATTTAATGGTGAAGCTCTTCCTAGTAATCCTCAAGTAGGATATTTAGAAGAAAATGAGCAATTAGTAAAAGGTACTCGTAATACTAGAGGACAAACAATAGCTCAACCTATAAATAGGAGAATAAATAAGTTTAATAACATAGTCTTTCCTATTTTAACTTTAGAAGATTATAATTGGTTGAAAAAGAAAGTAGCTAATTTTGAAGTTCTTTTAACTTATTATGATAGTGATGAACTTGATGTTGTTATTCGTAGGTTTTACTTTGGAAATTTGAGTGGTGAACCTAGTAAATGGGAAAACTATCAGTCAGTACAAAAACCTATTGAATATAAAAATGTTAAAGTAAACATTATTGATATGGGGTATTAGATTATGGCAAGTAAAAATATGATTGAACAACTTAAAAAACCTAAGAGAAATCTTGGGTTTTTGAAAGTTAAATTTAATATAGTGGATCCGGAAACTAATCCGGACTTATCAAGTAATAGTGAAGAGATATTTAGTGACTTAGATAATATCAAAGAAACAACAATACCTCAATCTAAAAATTATGCTACACTTGAAAAAAACTTTTGGCTTCTTAATGATAGTCAGCCAATATATGGTAGTGAAGAACTTGAACAAACTTATGTGAGTTCTTATATGAGTGATAAAAATTGTTTGTTTAGTGATAAAGCTTGTATAACTCTTACATCAAGCGTTTACTTAACTACTTTAGGACTTACAATGGTTTTTGATAGTATTGATAAAAACTATGCAAAAAAACTAAAGGTAAAAGCATATAGAGATAGCACTATGATTATGGATAAAGATTATACTTTGAGTAGTTATAGTGATAGATTAATTTTTGCTGATAATGAAGAGTTAGTTAGATGGAATAAAATTGAAATATATTTTATAGAATCTAGTTTACCTTATAGGAGAATAAGAGTAAATCAATTACTATTTGGTATTATGGAAACATATACCGATGAGAACTTAATTAGTGCTGAAAGTAAAGAAAAAACAATAATGATAAACTCGGAGCTTCCTACTCATACATTTAAGTTTACTATTGATAATATGAATAAATTGTTTAATCCTGATAATCCACAAGGCTGGTATAGATATATATTACAGCAACAACCTATTTCTTATGAATGGGGCTATCAATTAGACGATGGAACTATTGAATGGATATTAGGTGGAAAAATGCTTCTTACTGGTTCGGTAGAGGTTGGAGAAAATCAAGTATCATTTAGTACGACTTCACTTATCAATTATCTTACTAAAGTATATAAAAAAGGCGTGTATAATTCTAGTGGTAGAAGTTTATATGATTTAGCGGTAGATGTATTAGAAGATAGTAATATAGATAGTAGCCAATATAATTTATGGAGTGGCTTAAAGTCGATTAAGACTGACGCACCTTTACCTAAATTAGAAGCTAGACAATTACTTCAAATAATAGCAACTACTGGAAATTGTATTTTATTTACTAATAGAGAGAATGTTATAAATATTCAACCTTTTAACTATGTATTAAATCCTGATGGAATGAGTTATGATTTTATTACTAGCAATCCTGTAGTTAAAGTACAAAGTGAGCTACATAATACTATCATATATATAAATCATTATTCTAAGGAAGATAATGTAAGTGAATTGTTTAAAAATGAATCTTTAGAGATAATAGGGACAAAGACTATTGAAATAGAATATGACTTAGCAACTGACATATCAGCTACTATAACAGGTGGAACTATAGTTAATGCTAATTATTATGGTAGATATGCAATATTAAAAATTACTAATACTGGTGAAGATACAATATCTTTAAAAGTGTCAGGTAAGAAAATAAATAATAGTCAAACAATAGATTCAAAACAATTTAATGATGATGGTGAGAATATTGAATATAAAAATGATTTGATTACTCAAATGGTTGAAAGCTCAAAAGAAACTAAATTAAAAGACTTTATAGGAAACTGGTACAACAATAGAAATATTTACTCTTTTGAAAATAGAGGAGATATTGTAAAAGATACTAGAGAGATTATTCCTATAGAAACTGACTTTAGTAATAGTTTAATTGGTTATTTAGTAGAAAACAATATAAACTATGATGGAGCTTGGTCTGGTAATAGTGTAGTAGTAAAAGTAGGTGATAACTAATGGCGTGGATAGATCCTATATATGATAGAACACAAGCTGATGTTGATTTAATAAAATTAGATCCAACTAATAGCAATAATAAAGGTGCTTATAATTATACTGACTTAAATAGAATAGAAAGTAATTGTGAATATATAATGAATCTACTAAATAATAGTGATTTATTTTATTATCCGATCAATATAGAAGTAAAAACTGATTGGAATGTTAAAGACATACCTCACATTAAAGATATAAATAGAATAAGACAAAATATTCTAACTTTAAAAAATGGTATGAATCTAGGTGAAGAATATAAAGAAATAGAATTTAGTAAAACAATGGATTATATTAAAGCTAATATTCTTGAAAAAGATTTAACTTTAATAAAAGGTATTATTGATTCTTGTATGAGAGAATTAAGAAAGTGTAATACTTTCTATTGTGGAGCTAATGGTATTGGTTTGTATGCTAAGCCTGATAATCAAGAGCCTGTCGGCTTTGTAAAAATAAAACAATATGCAGGTTTGATATATTGTGGAGAGGAGTTTAGTTTATGAAACAATATAATAAAACGAATTGGAAAGATAGAATAGTTCAATTTCCTAATAGATATAAAGACCAAGATAACAATATTATAACTTTAACTCAAGATCCGGGTGAGGTTGCTCAAGATGGAACTCTTGTAGAAGCTGAGAAGATGAATAATATTGAAAATGGAATTGAAGAATCATTTAAAAATAGAGATTTTGGATATTCTACTACTTTACTCGTGGCTAACTGGACTAAAAACTCTAGTACAGGATACTACGAATATGATATAATAAATGAGGACATTACAGCTCAAACTATTGTTGATGGAATGTTGGATATTGAAAATCAAGCTAAACTAAATATTGCTTATACTTTATCTTATACAGGTGGATTTAAAGTAATAACTACTGAATTACCTAATGAAGATATAGATATAACTTTCAAATATTCATTGTTGAATAGTGATGATGAAAATTTAGTAGCAAGAGGAACAATAAATGTTAGTGCTATTGATACTAAAAATATAAATAAAATATATGGTATTAAAAGGTCATTAACTACATCGTCATCAGCTTGGGAGAGAATAAAAGACGCTGTGGGACTTGTAGCTAACGCTCAAGTAGGAACAACGCCTGTAAGAAATGATTTTGATGAAATTTATCCGTGGAGTGATATAATTTCATACAATTATGATATAACAGCTAAGCAAATAACCGCCTATTATGGGGATCCAACTTTTAAATTTGATGGTTCAAATGGTGATGTATTTACCAAGATACCTGAATTTTATTGGAAAAGATATAGAGATGAAAATTATGAATATATTTTAATCTCAAAAAATAAATTAGCTGGTTATATTAAAAGTGAAGAGTTTTCGGTTGGTAGATATACTATGTCAGGTAGTGAATCAAGAGTTTATAGTAGAAGTGGATACGCACCATTCACAAATAAAACTATTACAAACTTTAGAAGTTATGCAAGAAGTTTAGGAGCTGGATTCGGTCAAATGGACTGGCACTATTTTATCTTACAAATGCTTTACTTAGTAGAATATGCTGACTATAATAGTCAATCTAAACTTGGTTTAGGTTATACTAATGGCTCTCACACAGCACCAATAAATAGTGGTGGTTGTGATGTACTGGGTATGAAGTCAGGAAGCAAAGATGGAACTGATAATACTTCTATGATTTATAGAGGTATTGAAGATATATTCGGTAATATATGGCAATTTGTTGATGGAATTAATATTAAAGATAGAAAAGCTTATATTTGCTATGATTCTAATAAATATGCTGTAGATACATTTAGTGGTAGTTATAAAGCTTTAGGTTATACTAATGCAACCGCTAACGGATATGTTTCTAAGCTAGGATATGATTCCGCTAATCCTATGGTAGCGTTAGCTACTGAATCAACTGGAAGTAGTGATACTAATATGTGTGATTATTATTACCAAGCTGAGGGAGATAGAA